CGAGCGCTTGCGCGCGGCGTCCTGGCGATCGCGTTCGTCGAGCTGGCGGCGCACTTCGGCGCCGATCGCCTGCAGGTCCATACCCGGCGCGGCATGGATGTGGATCTCGTAGTGGCGCACGCCGGCCGCGGCCGGGCCGCTTGCGCCAGGCGCGATCGGCGGCCGGGAGTCGATCGCCATCGCCGACGACGCAGCCGCGGCAATGGCGAGCCCTGCGCCCGCCTGGCGCATGCGTTGGCCGAGCGCGTCGATCTGGCGCAGCGGTGCGCTCTGGCCGCGCTGCAGGCCGCCGGCGAGGCCTTGCATGGTGTAGCCGCCGAGCTGCGCGAACACGCGCGACGGGCTGTGGATGCCGAGCTTGCCCTTGAACCAATCGACCACCTTGCCGGCGATGCCGGTGATGGTGTCGCCCACGGCCTTCAGGCCACCCCGGAGGCCGCGCACGAGCCCTTGCATGAGCTGGCCGCCGATGGCCTGGAAGCGCGTCCACAGGCCGCCCAGGAAGCCGAGCACGGCGCTCCAATGCGTGATGAGCAGGCCGAGCGGCGACCAGGCGAATACGCCCTTCAGGAACTCCCACAGCGTGCCGGCTTTCGCCTTGAGCCAGTCCCACGCCTGGCCGACCGATGCGCTCACGCTTTCCCAGATGCCGCTCAGCATCGGGCCGATCGTTCCCCAGTTCTTCCAGATCAGGTACGCGACGCCGGCGAGCAGCATCAGCACGATGCCGATCGGGTTGGCGGTGATCGCCATGCCGACCATGCGGATGGCGCCGGCCACCAGCGGCAGCACGCGACCGCCCAAGCCGAGCAGCAGCTTGGCCATGCCACCGAACAGCGGCCCCGCGGTGGTGAGCGCCATCTGCAGGCCTGCGAAGGGCATCAGGATCGTGCCCACGGCTAACGCGAGCGCGCCGGCGGCGATCACCAGGCCGGTGAGCACCGCAGCGACCTTGAACAGCGTGCCGGCCAGGCGCGGGTCCTCCTTCGCCCACAGCTGGAAGCGTTCGGCCGCGGTGGTGATCAGACCGATCAGCTTGCGGATGTCCGGTGCGGCTGTTTCGGCAACCGTGGCCAGCCCGTTGACTAACGTGCCGGACGCGGCGTCCCACAGGTTGCGCAACGTGCCCAGCTGCGAATTGACGCGTTGCTGCAGGCTCGCCTGGTTGGCGAGCTTGCTCTGCACCTCGGCGTAGCCGTCGGCGCCCTTGGAGATCAGCAGCGACACCGCCTGCAGCGTTTCCGCGTCGTCGCCGAACAGCTTCTTGATGACCGCGAGCCGATCGGCGGTGTTCAGTCGCTCGAGCTTTTGCAACTGCGCGAACATCTGATCGAGGCCGCCAAACTCGCCCTTGCCGTTGGAGAAGTCCAGCGCGATGCCGGTGTTCTTGATCAGGTCGTTGGCCTTGGACAGCTTCGTCTCGTCGAGCGAGGCCTGGAACACCTTGCGGAACGCGTTACCCGCGGCTTCGCCCTTCATGCCCGCCTGGTCGGCCATCACCAGCAGCGGCGCGAACATGCGCGCGGCATCGATGCCGGAGCGCTTGAGCACGTCCATGGAGGAGGTGAGCTTGCTGAAGCCCTGCAGCATGTTGTCGGCGTCGACGCCGAGGTAGAACGTGCGCTGGATGACATCGCTCAGTGCCATCATGTCGCGCTCGCTGGTGCGCGTGGCGTCCTGCAGCTTCGCGGCGAATTCGGCCGCCTCGCTGTAGCCCATCTTCAGCTGCACGCCGAGGTAACCGGTGGCTTCGCCCAAGCCGCCGAGGATGACCTTCGCCGACATGCCCTGGCGGCGCAGCATCGTCATCATTTCGTAGAAGTCGGCCGTGGTGCCGGGCAGGCGATTGCCCAGCCGCTGCGCGAGCGCGTCGATCTGCGCGAACTCCGCGGCGACTTGCCCATTGGCGCCCATCATCGACGCGCGTAGCTGCGTGGCCGCGTCGTCCTGCGCGGCGAATGCGGCGACTGGCGCGCCAATACCGCGCGCCGCGATCGTGCCCGCGGCGATCGCGCCGGCACCGTGCCCGGCCAGCGTCATGCCGGCCGAGTACATGCGCTGCATGCGTTGCTGCGCGCCGGCAAGGCGACCCAGGCGGCGCCGCTGTTCTTCGATCGCGTTGTTGGCCTTGCCGATGTCGGCCTGCAGTGTGCGTTCGTGCACCGCCAGCCGATGCGTGTCGATGCCGGCCGCTTCCAGCGCCTTGCGCGCGCGTCCCAGCTCCAGGCGCTGCTGCACCTCCGCATTGCGCAGCTTGCCGAGTGCTTCGGCTTGCTTGCGCAGCGCGGCGGTCTGCTCTGCGGTGGGGGCTTCGGCGGCGTTCACCGCATCGGACAGGCGGCGCAGCTCGCGTTCGGCGAGCTGCAGCTGCTGACGCGTGCTGCCGAACTGGGTTTCGAGCTTGCGAAAGCCGCTGATGTCGCGCTGCGCGCTTTCCAGGCGCTTCAGCTCGCCCTGCGTGGCGCGCAGCGCCTTCGACGTGGCGGTGCTGCCGCCCATGATGCGCTTGAGCGGGCCGGAGGCGCGGTCGATCGCGGCGAGCAGTACCTGCAGGCGCAGCGTGTTGGCGGCCATGTCAGCGCGCCCCGCTCGCAGGGCGCGCCGATTTGGTCAGCGATGCTGACGGCAGCGCGCTGCGAGGAATCCCCCGAGCATCATGGAGCCGCCAATAAGCACCAGCGCGAACCCCACGACGCCTGACACCATCAGAATGCTGATGACGAAATTCTGCATTCGCAAACGTTACCACGTCAGTCGGCTCCGCTTCGTTCTCGGGCGCGCTCGCGCCAATCCATCAGTTCGGTGAGGGTCATTTCGAACATCGCCGCCGGCGGCCAGTGGAAGACAGCGGCGATGTCCGCCATGGCGTCTTCTACGCGGCGGGGAAGAGCGCAGCCCGATCCGCCTTCGTCATGAAAAAACCGAGCACCTCGCCGGCGAACGCCGCCAGGTCGACCAGGTCGAGCTGGCTCACTTCGTGCGCGGTGAGCGTCGGGTTGGTGATGCGCGGCAGTACCACGTGCAACGCCGCCACGTCGGACTTGATGAGATCCGCGATCGACACGCCGCGCAGTTCACCGGCGGCGGGCTTGCGCAGGGTGACGCGCTCGATCTTCTGATCGCCGCGGAGGATCGGCGTCTCCAGCGCCACGCTGGCGGTGGCGGGCGATTGCGGCTTGGCGGCCTCGATGGCCGCGGCGTCGGTCTTGGACATGGGTCTCTCTCACAGGAAGGAAAAAGCGGCCCGGCCTTCCGACCGGGCCTGGGGATCACACGCCGATGGCGCGTCGCTGTTCGGCCAGGCGATCGACGCCGCCGATGATCTCGATCATGTTGACGCAGTCGATTTCGGCCTCGACCACGCCGTTGATCGTCAGCTTGTAGTAGCTGCAGGCGCTCTTCACCGTGAACTCGGTGTCGTCGCCGACCTTCGCCGAGCCCGCCGAGATTTCCGAATGGCGGCCACGCACGACGATCTCGATCGCGTCGACCGCGCCGGTGTCGTCGCGCTGGTAGGCGCCGGCGAAACGCAGCTGCACCGCGTCGTGCCGGACGGCGCCGAACTGGCGGAAGATCGAGCGCATGAAGCCGCCGTACTTGTGTTCCAGCTCGATCTTTTCCATGCCGAAGTCGTGATCGACTTCGCCGCTCATGCCACCGCCGCGGTAACCCTCCATCTTGCGGGTGAGCGTGGGCAGCGTGACTTCGACGACCTGGCCGAGAAAGCTCTCGCCGTCGCCGAACAAGTTGAAGTTTTTGAGTTTGCGGGGCAGTGCCATTGACGTCTCCGGGATTCAGGCAGGGAAGGGCGATCAGCCGGTGACGCCGGCGGCGAAGTCGGCGAGATAGCGATCGGTGATGCGCTGGTTCAACGTCAGGTTTTCCAGCGGTGGGACCGGCGTGTAGTCGTAGTCGATGTGCAGCTCGCCGGCGGCCAGCGTGGCGGTGGTGTTCACCGTCTCGTCGTACCAGCACTTCGCGTCGATCACGTAGCCGCTGGCCTTCAGCTCGCGGAACTTGGCGTTGATCGACTCGATGATGTCCTTCACCAGCGAACGGCTCATCGGCTTGTCGATCGCCCACAGCAGGCCTTCGGCGATGGTGTCGGCCAGCACCTGGGCGGTGCGCGTGGCCGATTCGAACGCGAACAATGGATCGTCGCTGCAGGTGCGCGAGCCCCAGAAACGGTAACCGTTGGCGTTGACCAGCGTGGTCACGTCGCCGGCGTTTAGGTAGCCCGCATCGGTGGTCGGATCCTGCAGATCCCAGTGCACGTCGCGCGAGATGCCGGTGACGCCGGCGACGGCGACGTTGGACAGCGTCTTGTGCCAGCCCTGTTCCTGGTCGATCTTCGCGCGCAGGCCGACCGCACGGGCGGTGGCGAACGCCGGCGCGCTGGCGCTGGCGGTGGTGTCCCAGCTGATGAAGTCCGGCCAGATCACCATCAGCTCGCGCGCGTCGAAGTTGTCGCGATACAGGACCGCGGCTTCCTTGTCGGCGCTCGCGGCCGCGCTGACGTAGGCCATCGCGCGCAGTTTCTTGGCGACGATGGCGAGCGCAGCGGCCACGGGCTGCGTATCGACGCCGGGGCAGGCGAGGATGCGCGGCTTCACGCCGAGCTGGCTCTGCGCCGCGAGCAGTGCCTGCAGGCCGGTGTAGGTTGCGCCGGTGGTCTCGCCGATGACGTTGGTGGTGGTCGCGGCGTCGTCGGCGCCGGTTTCCACGCGCACCACGACGGTGAACGGATCGGCCTGGTCGGCGATCGCCTGCAGCGTCGCGCGCAGCGTGCCATTGGTACCGGCCTTCGCGATCGCGGCGCGCAGGTCGGTCAGCAGGACCGGCTTGTTGAGCGGGAAGGTGACGGCGTCGGCGTCGTTGGACGTGCAGACCACGCCGACCACGGCCGTCGACACGGTGCGGAGCGGGCGCGCGCCCTGGTTGACTTCGATGACGCGTACGCCGTGGTGGTATTCGGTGGGCATGGTGAGGCTCCTCGGATCAGATGAAACGGCTGCGCAGCGGGATGGTCAGGCGGGTGTA